TGTTAGCAAGTGCTGTTGCGTTTTGGAAAATCGTATCAACGATCTCATCAGTTTTTCTACCTAATGCGTACGCTGCCGATTGTGCAACCACTTGTCTTTCGTCTATGTTTACCTTTAACTCGTCTAACTTATCAACGTAGTCTGCTGCATAAAAGTCATCAAGAGTAGCTGACACATTTGAATGTGCAAGATCCATAGCAACTACTTCAGCATGTCTTGCTTTAGTATTTGCAGATCCTTTTGCTATCTTTTGAAACTTAACAGTATTTCCATTGACTCCATTCACTTGTCTTACAAGGTTCTTTAACTTAGAACCCATTCTTTGATAAGCCATGTGAACTTCAGCTTCAAACTGAGTAATAAAGGCATTTGTTATTGATGTTGCCATTATAGCTCCTATTGTTATTGTTAAGTTAACGATTATCTTATTTATGCAGGGGACTGTTATCCTTAGAATTAAGGGCAATCATATCATATTTAAGGTCTTGCTGCTAAAATAAAGTTTAGAATGATTCTACTCAACGCACATTAAATCCATATTTTAGGTATAGTTATGACTTCTCCAAACTCTAACTTACCTTTTTCATCATATGAATATGTACCAAATAATGTAATATATTTATCTGTTTCTTTGAATACCCACATCTGACTACATACAGCTTTAGCTGGTGCTTGGGCTTCCATATCAGACTCGGAAACCCAACCAGTTTCACTAACTGCATCTAGCCAGTGTAAATCCTTTTTAAGTTTTTTATACTTAAAAGGTTTATTGTTTTTGTTTGTCGAACGCTTTCTCATACAGGTCTGTTACACGTTTAATGTAAGCTGGATCTTTCTCTCCATCTTTCCAGTATTTAGGATCTGCCATCATAGATTTAAGATCTGTTAAATCTGGAGTTACTGAAACCTGCGTAGGTGTTGTAGGCATAGAAGTATCTTTTGTTAATCGCATAAGTTCTTCTACAGCAGTTACACCTTCAGCTGTTGCTGCTAGTTTAGAAAAAGCATCATAAGATTCTGGTGAAAGATATTTCTTTGACCAAAGTTCTGCTGCTTCTAATCTTTCTTTAGCATTAGATCCTAACTTTTCCATCTCGACATTTACATCTGGTAAAGTAGCTACAGCATTTTGTACAAAAGCATTAACACCAGTATCAAATTCTTCTTGTGATAATCCTTTTTTCTTTGCTGTTTCTTTCCACCATTGTACTATTTCCATATCGTCAGAAACAGTTACATCTACATTTTCTGGAAGTTCTGGAAGATTAACTTTGTATTCTTCTGGAGTACTTCTTAATCTTTCCTGTTCTATATCAGTTCTTATCTGTTTAGATAAGTCTTCTGTTCTAGAACCTAGTTTCTTTTCAAGTGCATTGTAACTACTTGCTAGATTTTCTAGGTTAACTTCCTTTCTATCAGCGTCCCAAAATTTGTCTTGTACATATTCTGGTTTAGTTACCGCAGCATCTTTTGAGTCTGTGGTGACTGGTGCTGATTGATTTTCAACATTATCATCTGCCATCTTGCTCTCCTTTTTTTATTCTTGTTTGTATTACACCTGCAAGAAATCTCATTCCTTCTAAATGAAATAACTGATTGCTGTCAATGTTTGGACCAGCAACTGCTTCGGTGGTGATTGATCTTATGTAGTTAAGGACTAACTTACCATCAGATCCTTTAAATACACCTGCAAATGTTTTGTTTAACTGAGCTTCTTCAGCTGGAGTTCTAACATAACCATCAATCGATTTTGCAGGGATTGGTTTTTTTTCTTTGATATTATCCCAAGCCATTATGACCTTGCAGTCTTTTTAGCAGCTTTAGATAGTTCTCCGAAATGATATAAACGTTTACTTGTTTTACCATGTGTTTTTCCAGAGTGTAATTGACCATTAGGCATTTTATGTGTTCCACCTTTATGTTCTTTACCATCTCGGAAATAGTGTTTCATTCCTTTTCCCATTATTCTGGTATCTCTCCTTGTCCTGCGGATTGATTAAGTTGACTGATTTGTTGCACTATTTGTTGTTGTTCTTCTTGATCTCTAATGAGTTTTTCTGGTAAGTTCATTTTACCTGCAATATATTTTGCAACCTCATTTTGATTCATAATAATGTTTATCATTTGTGGTCCAAAAGTTCCAGCAAGTATTTCATTAAATCTATTAACATCTGCAACATCTTGTAAGTGTTGTGCTTTAGCTAATGGAGATCTTGCTGCTACTTTAACTTCTCTACCATTTACTTTAGGTAATTCTATTCTACCTTGTTGTGATAATATTCTAATTATTCTTTTTAATAATGGGTGTATAAGTTCTGCTTGTAGTCTACCAAAAGAAGATCCTATCTGTCTTGATAGATCTGCCATTCTTTCAGATACTTCTGTAGCTGTCATTGGAGTTCCTTCTGGTCTACCAAGAGTTTCCATATATAAAGCTTTTTTAATATTCTGCCTCATATCTTGTAATACTAACTGAGCTACATCAAAGTTAGATGCAGATTGTATTGCATTTAATCCTCTTGATCCTGGAGCTACAGGTATTAAAGATCCAGGCACTAATGCTATGTTATCTGGATTTATAACTCCATCATCTTCATAAGTATATACTCCAGATACAGACATCTGTGCATTTTGTAATATTAATTCTACAGTTAAGTTACAAGTTTTAATAGCTCCCATTGCATTAAATATTGGTCCACGACCATAAACTTCTCCAGAAGCTTTGTTCCATCTAAATACAAGATAAGGATTAGAACCTTCACCTTTATATATTTCTTCAAAGATAACTGCTTTCATTTCTTTGAGTACAACACAATATTTATATTTTTCTACATTCTGTTCATAAATTTTATATACAGCTTCAATAATTGTACATTCTTTTTGCCTCATTAAATCAAAATTTTCTGGCATAATAGCTTTAGGATATAGAACCATTATATGTTCTGGTTTAACTTTTCTAGTTCTATAGATAGTATCTACTTTACCATCTGGTCCATTCATTAAACATACTTTAGGTAAAGGTACTGCTGTAAATTTTATAGGATTAACTGCATCACCTTCTTCTACTAACATACAACCTGTACCTACAGCTAGATCCATAAAACATTCATGTATCTCTTGATTGAAGTTAGAGTTTTGTATTACTTCAAATACATAATCTGTTATTTGATCTAACTCTAAATTAACTTGTGGTTTTTGTTCTTCTGGTATTTCTACACCAGCTTGGAAGTCTGCCCATCTAGCAAATGTAGGAACAATACCAGCTTGTAATCTACTAGCAAATTCTTGTACTCCTACTACTGCTGTTTCATCAAATATTTTATCTGTTCTTCTTTGACCTGGAGATTCTTCATAAAATGATTCTCTATTAGGTAAACAATACTCATAAGCTTCTTCAAACTTTTCTCTCCAATGATCTTTTATAGATACTGCTTCTTCGTATTGTTTTATGATTGCTGTTGCTTTATCCATCATTTTTTAAAAAACCTTTCTATCTTTAATATCATTTCATTTATAAAAGGGAATTTTTTTCTTATTTTATTTATTATTTTCATTTTCTGAACCTTTTAGTTTTAGCAGCAATAGCTTTAGGTTGTTTAACAAATTGCTTACCTTTTTTTGCACCACGAGCTTTAGCTCTATTAGTTGCTGCTTTTTCTTTTGCAGATAAACTTTTCCAAGCTTTATCAGGTAAGTAACGTCTTTTGCCTTCTGATTTTTTTCCGCTGCTTGTTCTCCATTTTTGTTTAGACCATTTAGATAATTTATTCTTTGAAGATTTAGAACCTCTATAGCCTCCACCTGCTTTCTTGTAAATTTTAACAGCCAGTTGCATAGCCCTTGCAGAATGTTTACCACCCATTCTAGCTTTAGCTTGTGCTTTAGCTCTAGCCCATAATGCAGGATTTGTTTTTTTTGCTGTTGCCATTTACTTTTTCTTTTTATGCCTGTTAGCAAAGTTTCTAGCTGATTCAACACTTCTAAACCCCCAAGCTCTTAATGCCAATGCCTTACGAGTAGGTCTACCCTTCTTGTCTTTCATTGGACCTTTCATACCTGCAAACCTAGCTGCGAAGCTTATCCTTCTAGGATTTACTCCACGCTTTACAGGTGGTTTTAAATTAGCACCTTCTTTACGTTTGAAGTATGCTCTACCTGCTGCTGTTAGTC